TGTAACTCATTTCGCAGGATGCAATCCGAGAAGTGTACGTTGGTTACAGGCAGGTAAGTGGTTGTCGCAACCTAAGTTACTAACTTGCTATTCTGGCTCCCTAATTCTGGAGAGCCAGGTCAGCAGTTCAGGTTAGGCGCTGTATCGGCTAACCTGAGCGTACGTTAGCGGCCTCACAAAGATAGGAGAGCACCGGTCGACGCTGAGGCCGTGTCCAAACCTCAAAAGAACAGTCACACGTGAGCTACATATGCCACTACACTTAACTACCATCTTAATTGGCGCGAAGCGACGACCCACCAAGTGGAAATTTTTTGACTCAGAAGTAGGGGTTAGTATTACCCCCTACTTCTGTGACAGTGCGTAGGCGCTGGCACAGGGTCGGAAAAAATTTTATAACACTATTGTGTGTCTGTCTCAGATGTCTATATAAGGAAGTCGGCATACCAAAACCTAAATTAAAGGTTGATGGCTAAAACACTCCGTGACAACGGCTAAAATAGTTTGACGTCAGGCCAGCGCTAGGGAGCATGACGGGACGTTACAGGAATGTGTGTTTTACTCTCAACAATCCCCAAGACATGGTGGTCTTTGACCACGAAAAGATGGAGTACCTTGTTTGGCAGGAAGAACAAGGTGATGGTGGTACCTACCATTTTCAAGGCTATTGCGAGTTCAAGCAGCAGATGCGAATGAACGCTGCGAAAGCGCTACTTGGAGGTGACACGGTTCACCTCGAGCCCAGGATGGGCTCGCAAGCTCAGGCTATTGCCTACTGTATGAAAGAGGATACTCGTGTGCCTTACACGGTGCCCTTCGAGGAGGGCACACCCCGTACCCAAGGTAAGAGAGTTGACTTGGAGGGGTTCAAGGATGCGGTGTTCCTGGGTGCCGCTCAACGAGACCTTGTCGACGAGCACCTGGGAATCATTGCCCGCTATCCTAAATTGTATCAAACACTAACACTCATGAACAGACCTGTTCGGACAACAGACCTTGTTGTCACTCTCCACATCGGGGACACTGGGCTTGGAAAGACCCGTGCAGTGGAGGATGAGTTCGGAACTTCTCCCTCTTTCTACAATGCGCCACTCAGCAACGGAACCATGTGGCTCGACGGATACGACAGACATACTGTCGTGCTCCTTGACGACTTCGGTGGAGCTACCTCTCACGTCTCCTTGTGTTTTGTGTTGCGCTTGTTGGACAGATATCCTTGTCTTGTGCCAACAAAAGGAGGCCACGCGTGGTGGCTGCCCAATGAGGTGCATGTCACAACCAATCTTCTGCCCGCCACTTGGTATAAATGGGAAGGAAGAGGCGAACAGTACAAGGCTCTCGCTCGAAGATTCCACAAGGTGTATCTCTATTACGTGCCATTGTCAGGAACTGATCGTGGTCGAGTTGAACAAACTCCCTCTTGGTGGGAAGAGAATAAGCCAGATCGAGCGCTTTATTAAAAATTGAAGATGTTCAAACAAAAGTAATAAAGGTTACCCTTGGTCCGAAAATCTTAAACGAATACCTGAGTTGAAGCCAGCAATTCCCCTGTGGGAGATCAGGAGGACTCCAATGTTGTTGGATCTGATCTCTGTGATGGCACCAGTCACATCGGAAAACTCGATGGGAAGAGCGACTTTCTTGTTGAAAACAAACTCTTTCTGGATTAAACCTTGAGAGACAACTCCAGCACCATCGGAGGCCAGCGTCAGGTAGTTCAAATTGTGGAGCTTGTCGCACAAAATGTTGAACCGTCCGGAATTAGAAAGGTTCCGGAAACTCTGGATGTTTGCAGACTCCAGGACGTCGGTGACAGCGGCAGTTGCACCGTTGGCCTGCTTGTCGATAAAGACGATCATTCGGACCGTGTCCCCGTCCACTGCAGTGGCGGCGGCATCGGTCTCAGGTAAGGTTACCTGGTAACGCCAGTGATATGATCGGAGGGTGCATTTGCGCCCTATCCTGGTGGACTCGGTGATACCCTGGGCAATCAGGTTGACACTTGGGGTTACGGTCCCAGTGACGGCGACTACGGCGTCGTCTAAGTCCACGTCGTGGAACTTGAGTTCGGCGTTCTTGCCAGAGAATCGCCCGTAGTAACCTCCAACTCGATCTTGGCCGGCGACAAATCGCCTTCTCTTTCCCGGGTAGACTTGGGAGCCTTTGCGACCCATGCCGTAGTCTTCCCCGCCGTACTTCCTCTTCCTCTTGATCCCTGTAACTCTGTAACTCATTTCGCAGGATGCAATCCGAGAAGTGTACGTTGGTTACAGGCAGGTAAGTGGTTGTCGCAACCTAAGTTACTAACTTG